CCGCCCTAGCTCATTTATATAGGATTATGGGCGTAAGTGTCTTTGAGCAGGTGGTCTCTTATATTGATGTAGAAAATGATTTAATGGGAATGTACCTTGGCTCGGCTTCAGGAGCAAATCACGGGCAAGTTCGAGAGATTCGAACCAATACGCAGAAGAAGATTCTTGTTTCCCCGCATGGAAAGAAATACGAGATGCATGGTTTTGATCTCGATGTTTTTCTAAAACTTGTGCGGGATGGCAAGGACATACCTGTTTATTGGGTGATATCACCTAAGAGCGAGATCTTTTATTCTTTTGATAAACAGTGGTCTGATGTAAAGTGGCAAAAGTTTTGTGACAAGTGTCGAGTCTTTGTGATTCCGTCTTCAAACTTTGTCATTTTAGAGAGACTTGTTTCGAAGGTTAGAATGCTGCGGGAGAGAGGACCCTGTATACGTATAGGGCATCGCTGGTCGTATGGCGGAATGGATGAAATTGCGAAGTGTTTGGGAATAGGACTAATGAATTGTTTTGAGTCCTTACTTTGCGATGGAGATATTGATAAGTTCGATATGAGAGTTAAAGCCTTCTTCATGAACCTCTATTATAGTGCAGGGATGGTTCATGAGAAACCAGGATCTGAAGACTATGAGTTAAAAAAACAGATTATCAAGAAGATAATAAAAGCAATTATTGCGCGTGTAACTCAATTGTTTGGTGAAGCGTGGTGTATACAGCGGGGTGGGATGCCCTCTGGCTGTTTTAATACATCCCATGCAGACTCATGGATCATGGCTTTGTATTTTGTTTTGTTTTGTGTCTGGCAAATACTTAATGCACCGGAGGAGCACAAAGTGCTCTTGGAGGAAGAGTTTATTAAGTATGTAAAGCTAATAGTATACGGAGATGACCATGTCTATAATAAGGGAACTGGCCTAGCAGCGACTTATTTTTCGACTCCTCTGTTTGCCAAGTTTTTGGAAGATTGCTTTGAGGTAGAGCTAAGGGACCATAGAAATGGAGTACCATTTTGCTCGAGAGAGTGGAATGGTTGGTTGGTAGGAGAACCCGGGATGGTTTTTCTTCGCCATTACTCCGTGATCAATCCTTATAGGAACAATCCTAAGCTACCGGGGCAAGCAAACTTTCTGCCTTATCGTGAGACCCGAGAGTATGTATGTCGAGCCGTTTGGGGCAGGGAGCCAAAAGAGCGTGATATTTTAGACACCATGTTATCAGTTCTAGGCCATGCCTATGGCACGCATGGATCGAACAGAAATGCATATAATGTTTTGAAAGCTTTTTATGGGCAGTTGCTCCGATACACGGGGAAGTCAGCAGGCAGTGTGGCAGCTGATGAGCTAGTGAATCGGGTGGATAGGAATGATCTCCGAAAGATGCGACAGCACGGAGTGACGATAGAGGATATTCGTACAGGATTTCCGAAGTGGTCGACGCTGGTAAAGCGAAATGTCTATGACCAGGCGTATCAAAATACCATAGTGGATTTTGATGATAACGAAGATGTCGTAGATATAGACACAGATGGATATTAGACCTAATCCAAACTAAGCCTGTGAAAGAAGCTAGAGCGAAAACCGCTAAGGAGCGGTCATAAAAGTACAAGACAAGCGGGTTCAGCCTGCCCGCTATATAAAGTTCAGGGGTTGCCCTGGAGAGATCCAGGTGGCACGTACTCAAAAGAGGAAGCCGGGAAAAG